AAGAAAACGGTTTAGTAATATCTGTTCAAAGTGAAGAGGATACACCTAAGAGATTGCGAGAAATAGCAATGCAAACAGTTGAATTATACAGGAGAATAGACCATTGAGTTTAAACGCACAAATTGACAAAAGAGATTTAAAAAAATTAGATAATATCTTTAAAAAATTATCTCCATCGCAAAGAGGGAATGCGGTTTTTAAAGGAATGCAAGTCGCAGGAATATTCTTAGAAGGTCAATTAAAGCAATATGATAAGTTTTCTACACTTGGAAAAATTACAGGTAGATTACAAAACAGTATTCAATCGAAAGTAGAAAATAAAAGCAGTGGTGATATTTTTGCAATTATTGGCTCTGGCGTTAGAGACGGCGGACGTGTGAAATATGCAAACGTACATGAAGAAGGTTATGGAAATATCCCTGCAAGATACTATATGAGTAAGACGTTAAAATCAAACGAAAAGCGAGCAATAGACCTTTTATTTAATACGATAATATCGGAGGTTAAAAAAGTATCATGAGCGATCCTAAGACAATTATTAAAGCATTACAGGATGTATTACAAGCGAGTGAATACGTTACAGGAGCAAGCAATGCAGGAGTAGACACTAATAATATTTTATTGGGTATTAGATTACGTGAGTTAGATTATCCTTGTATTGTTTTAGAGCCGGATGTTCTTAATGAAGATGATGATAATTGCGTAGGTGACCGTCAATCATTACAGTTTTTTATTAAAATATTTGCTTTTGTAAAAATACAAGATGCGGAAAAGTTAGTAGCTGGAAACGATTCGGTTAAAGGAATATTAGACACAGACAATTATATTAAACAAGCAATATCGGCTTCACCTAATTTAGGTTTAACGGATATAGATAGGATATTTATTATTAGTTCTAGTTATGATTATGAAGCATTCCCGATAAGGGGATTAACAATTACTGTTCGTGTAGATTTTAGACAATATTACACGACGAGATAAAAAAAAGGAGGTTTAAAAGTGACTATTACGTCAAGTTTTTTAGTTAAGCAAGGAATTTTTACAGGGAAATTAGAAAGTTCTTATGGTTCTGACCCGACATTAAGTTTAGCAAGTGACGCATTGGATGTAAAGGAATGTACAATTAATTATCCAATTGAATCTCTTGAACGAGATTTGAAACATGAGGATTTATCACCTAGTCAACCTTTATCTGGTAAGCAGATGACAGATGTTAGTATAGTCATGGAGTTAAAGGGGTCAGGAACAGCAGGAACAGCTCCACAGTTAAGTGCATTATTGCAAGCTTGTGGATATGCAGAGATAGATAACGGCACAACAGACGTGAGATATGCTCCGTCTTCGAGCGGTTTAAAATCTATTTACTTTGAAATATACGATGTAAATAATACTGAAAGCGGAAATTATCTTAAGCATACTATACCTGGTTGCGTCGGTGATTTTACGATTGATATTGTTTCAGGTCAAATTATGCTTATTAGATTTTCTTTTAAGGGAAAATATGTTAAGCCGAGTGATGTTGCTAGCCCTGGAACGCCAACACTTGAAACATCTTTAGGAATTGTTGCCAAAGGATTTACTTTTGCGGTTGATGCAATTACTGATTTATGCACCTCAATGGCAAGTATTAGCTCAGGAAATGAAATTGTAGAGCGTCCTTGTATTTCTGATTCTACTTCTATAGGTGGATTTAAAATTGCAGGAAGAAATCCATCAATAACAATTAAGCCAGAACAGACATTAATTGCCGAGGCTGATTTTATCGGTGATATTGTAGGAAATAGCACAAACGTAATAACAGCACAAGTAGGAAGTGCTGGGAATATAGTTAGGCTTTCGGGGACAGCTCAATTTAACAGTTTGTCAAGCAGTGATACAAATGGAATTAAAGCGTTTGATATTCCAGGTCGATTTGTTCGCACAAGCGGAGATGATGAATTTGCTTTAAAGTTTTCATAATATTAATTTAAAAAACAAGAGAGGAAAAAGGGAAATGCTAACAGCAATTAATTTGGAAGAAACAAAAGATTTTTCTGTTAAAGGAGATGACGGAGAGAATAAAACTGTTTTTGTAATTAAAGTTTTAAAGAATAGTGATAAGTATGATTTGTTCATGGGTTGTAAACCAGAATCTATTTCAAAAAAAGAATTAATCGGGCAGTTAAAATTAGGATTGAAAGAAATATTAAACGTAAATGTTGGCGGTGAAGTAAAAAATATTACTGAAATTGACGACACTATTTTTGATATGTTTGACTTGAATATTGTTTTAGAAGTTATTGACGCAATTACTAATTTCAATTTACCGTCGGAGACAGAAAGAAAAAATTAATACTGGCAATTTACGCCTCGAAGCTGGGTTTGAGTTGTCATAAATGCGGTGCAAGCTTAAGAAAGCAAAATGGTTGTGACGGTTATTTAAAGCCAGAACGTTTTAAATATGACCCTGAAATTGTTATTGATAAATGCATTAAAAAGATAATAACTCGTCAGAGCTATGTTTGGCTAGATGCTTTTGACCTATACAAAAAAGGATTTTTGCCTAACGGTAATTCATGGTTAAACGAGAGTATTAAGTTTATTAAAATAATGCAATTTATCGACGTAACAATATCAGAAATTAAAAGAAAAGAATCAAAGGAAAGATAAAATGGCAAGTACTGATTTAAACGTAAAGCTAAAATTAAAAGATGAAGCTAGTGGTGGAATTAAAGGATTTCAAAAAGCTATATTAGGTGTTGTTGCCGCAGTAGGCTCATTAAAAGTAGCTTTCGATTTATTAAAAATTGGTGCTAGAGCTGAAGCGATAGAAAGTGCTTTTACTAATATGGCTAAAAGCGTAAATATAGACGCTGAAAGAATGAAAAAATCCATTATTTCTGTTTCTGCTGAAACGGTTAATTTCTCGAATGTAGCTGCCGACCTCTCTAAGTTAATGGCATCAGGTTTAAACATGGAAACTATTATTAGATTAATGGAAAATGCTAGAGTACAAGCCAAACTTTTTGGTTTGACAACCGAAGAATCATTTAAAGTTTTATCCTCGGCGGTTACTGGTGGATTAGTAACAACACTCCGCAGAACTTTTGGATTAAATGCATCACTGGCTACAGCTACACAAGAATTAGCGGACAAAATGGGAATAGCAACGGAAGAAGTAACAAAACATCATCAAGCACAAGCAATTGCAAATCACATTTTAGATATATCTAAAAATAGAACGAAAGGGGCTAATTTAGAATTAAAAACAAATTTTGAAACAGTGCAAAGCTTAGCTTCTGTTTGGTTATCGTTAAAAGAAAACATGGGAAAAGTTATTGCTGCTTTTGATAAATATACAGGAGTTTTATCTTCAATAACAACTGCAATGACTTTTTACGGAGATGCTTTAGAAAGAATATCTAAGTTAAGTTCTTCTATCGAAACTCCAACTCAAAAAATAACAAAAGACATAGAAAAACAAAAAGAAGAAATAAAAAAATTAAAAGAAGAATTATTAGAGGTAGGCACAGGTCAACAATTATTTAATCCCTTTGGTGGACAAATATCAACAAATAAAAATATTAGGGCAATAAAAGAAGAAATAGAACATAGAGAAAAAGTTTTGCGGATATTAGAAAGTCAAATAAAAAAAGAGGAAGAATTAGGGAAAACAATAGCTCCAGTCTCTAAAGAGATTATTAATGTACTAACAGAAGCTCAAAAAGAAAGACAAAGGCAATTAAAGACAATAGAAGATAACATGTATGACAGCAACAAAGCGATGCTAGAAATGTCGAAAGAAACAGCAAGGGGTATGCAAGGAAATTTTGCGACTGGTTTTTTTGATCTAATGAAAGGTGATATTAACGGACTAGGAAACGCTTTTAGTAATTTTGGTGATTATGTATTAAGAGTTTTATCGCAAGTAATTTCAAAGTTAATTATGGTTAAAATGTTACAAGGTGCAGCCAGTATGTTTGGAGGTTCCGGAACTGCCGTAGGTGGTCTTTTAACAGAAGTTGCAGGAGAATTTGCAGACGGTGGACGTCCTCCTGTAGGCAGGGCATCAATAGTCGGAGAAAGAGGTCCAGAATTGTTTGTGCCTGATAGTGCCGGAACAATCATTCCTAATAATAAAATGGGCGGAGGCGGTGGCGGAGGTGGCAATAATATTGCTGTAGCCAGTCCAACCGTTTATAATATAACGCAAAACATACAAGCTCCTCCGCAAATGAATTTAATGCAATTATCAGCAATGATAGTTAATGAAATTAAATCAAGAGGAAACATTAATCAAGCAATTAGGAGTAGCGTATAATGGCAGATTTTACGGCTTTACCAGATAACACAATTGAAGAAGAAAGACAAAACAATACATTAATTAATAATTCTGAAAACGGTGCTGAAACAAGAAGAAGAAAATGGACTTCAAAAAGAAGGCGGTGGAAACTTTCTTTTGTGAATAGAAAATCAGCCGAAATGGAAGTTGTAAGAGATTTTCACGATTTAAAAAACGGAACATTTACAGCGTTTACCTGGAATAGACCTGCTACAGTATCAGAAGCAGCTAGCGAAATTACTGTTCGTTTTGAAAGCGATGTTTTTAGTTTTACGCAAGACCGATACGATAATTTTAGTTTTGATATTACACTTATAGAGGTTTTATAAAATGCCGAGGACAACTAGTCAAAATTTTAAAGATTTAAGAGATGCCCAAACAGGAACATATCAATATTTATACTCTATTTACGATTATGATGGGTCAACAGACTTGCATTACATTAATGATATTGCTAATTTAGTTTTTGACGGTATTACTTATGTTTATATGCCAATAAGTCATAATGCTATTGGCGAAAACACTACCGGGCAAATTGACACAGTAGGAGTTAAAATTTCTAACGTATCAAGAATTATTCAAGCTTACTTAGAAGTATATGACTTTAGAGGATTAAAAGTAGAAATTAAAACTGTTCTTGACGTTACTAACACTACATCGACAATTACTGACACTTATTATATTGATAGTTATACCGCAGACCAGTTTGACGTAAATTTTATCTGTAAATCAAAACTAGATATTCAATGTAATGTTGCCTAGTAGAAGATATACAAGATTATATTGTCAATGGGATTTCAAAAGTGATGAATGCGGATATACCGGCGGTGAAACATCTTGTAATAAAACTTTTCAAAGATGTAAAGAGTTATCTAATAGAGAAAGATTTGGCGGTTTTCCGTCGATAAAAAGCGGAAAGATATATACATAATGATTAGTAAAGAAGATTTAGTTTTAAAATATTTAGGGGTTCCTTATAAATATAAAGGAAATGATTTAAACGGTTTCGATTGCTGGACACTGGTAGTAAGTATATTTAAGGATTTAGGTTATGATATATCTTATGTTTCACCAAAATATAATAAGAATTATAAATGGGAAAAAATGGATGATGTTAATAAATATGCTGATAGATGGTTAAAGGTAGATAATCAAAGGTACATGGATATAATTTTATTTTCAGGGAAAACACATCATGCTGGTTTTTGTTTAGATAATTTTAGGTTTATTCAATGCAATAAAAGAGGCGTAAGTATTGTGAGAATTAACAAGAATAACAGCAAAGAAATAAAAGGTTTTTATCGATTAAAGGAAACAATTAATGATAACTGTTAAATATAAGCCTAATAGATTTGAAAATACTGGAATTAAAATAAGAAGTCTTAAATATGATCGTAGTAGAACAATTAAGGATTATATTATTAAGGCAAGATTTAAAGAAAGCAAAAAAGATTTATTAAATTATGATGTTATTATTTCTGGTAAGATAGAAAAAAATTTAGAAAAAATAATATTAGACAGATCAAGTTTTGAAATAATTTTTACGCCTAAAGTATTAGATGAGGACTGGGTTCCCAATGAAATAAACAATAATGTAGGAAGAATATTGTTGCTTCTCCTCTACCGAATAAAGATTTACCCAATGAACTTAAAAATCCACTTGTTGGAGCTATTGCCGGAGGTGTAATAGGATTTATTGCCGGAGGTCCAGGAGGAGCTTTTCAGGGTGCTAAAACTGGTGCAATGTGGGGAGCTGGTATTGGG